TTGGTGTTACACCAATTCCTATTTGTGTTGTTGATAAAAATAGCGGACTGTTATTACCAAAACCGTCTGTTATTTGTTTTGCTCCTGTTGTTAAATTACCGTTGTCAGTTAATTTAATTAACGACTGGTAAGTATCTTTTATTTTATTTCCTGAAAGTGTTGCCATGATATTACTTACTTACTTTCTTTTTTAAATAGATTAATAATTTTTTAACATTACCCTTTTTAGGTTTATATGTCTTTTTTTTATCTACAATACCCATCCTTGAAATAAAGCATCTTTATCAGGATATATGTCATCATTTGTGTTACTTGTATATTCTGGAAATAAAGATTGGTTAAAACTCATATAATCAATAAATCTTTGTGTATAATATTCAGCATACTCTCTTTCTTTCTGTACTAAATAATCTACTTCTTCTTTACTTACAAGTTGTGAGTTTTCACTTTGATGTTTAAAGACACCTCCATTAGCTATACTATAACTGGCAAAAGGTAAATATTCAACCATAGCATAATGAATTAACATGGGTTGTATATATGTATTAACTAATATTAAATAATTTCCTGTTAAAGTAGCACCACCTGTTCCTAATATATCATTACTAATTTTATCATATAAATCAGTACCTAAAAAATTCTGTATATGTATTTCTTGTGCTAGTTCAATAAACTGTATAAATTTATCAGTATCAACATTTGAGTTCAATGCTGTATTTTTAACTATGTCGCTTCTTCTTATAAATAGTGCTTTTGCCATTATTCTTCTATTTCTTGTTCAACATCTTTTTCTTCATCTTCTATTTCATCTTTTTTTATACCAGTTTCTTTTTCTATTTCCGCATCAGTAAGTGCATTTGTCAAATCTGTAAACTCTAATGGTTGCAAAGTTTTAAAGTATATATCTAATTCAATATCATTATATATTAATATTTTTTCTAATTCATCAAGTATTGTTACTTGCATAGGTCTTATAACTGTATTATCCATTAATATTGAAGCTGTTTGCAACTCCTCAGCATTGTTTCCTAAACCAGTATTGTCCTTAATTCCTACTAACATTGGTGATACTATTCTGTGTGAAACCATTACTTTCCTCATAGATTCATCACTTAAAAACTTATATTGTTCATGTGCATCAGATAAAACTACTGGTTCAATATTAGCTGCTAATTCTTTACTATCATTAAAAGCTAATATAAATCTTCCAGCGTTTGTACTTCCACTAAACTTTTCTCTAATTCTATGTTCAATTCTTTCTCTTTGTTCATCACTTGGTACGCCATTATTAAAGTTAATAAGCATACTAGGAGCTAAACCGTTTTGTATATTATTAATATGATAATTAGCTATTTCTTCTTCTAATTCTGCATATTGTAATCCACCTTGATAACCTACTGGTGCATAATAATAAAAACCAGCTTTATAAGGTTTTATATATAAAATCTCTAAACCAGATTTACTTGTACCAAAAGAAGGTATTCTTCTTAATTTAGTTGATGAATTAACTTCTTTCCAGTCTTTAGCATAATAATATGCCTTTACTGAACCGTCTTTTCCTGCTTTCTCTGCCCTTAACGACTCTACAGCTATATGTTCTACTTGAACAATTCTTGAACGGTCTTTAGAATAGATTATTTGAAGTGCAGCTTGACCCATCATTTTATAATCATAGCATATTTTTTTCATAGTATGTTTTTCAAACAACTCTTTCATTTCTTTATATGCTTCTGGTTTATCTTTATTATCTACAGCTTCTATTCCTTTACCATATATCATTTCAGAAATACCATTTATAGCTGCATTATTTGTAGGAGAGCCGTTATATCTATCAATTAAATATTGGAAATAATCGTTGTCTTCTCCATATTCAACATACTCTCTATTGTATTGTTCAACAACTTCTGGTCTAGTGTATGAATCAAGATTAACAACATGAATCTGTCCGTTATCTTTTTTTCTTTTAGTATAAGTTCTTTTTTTTGTCATAATATTACGAAATCATTATCATAAGAGTTTTCTGTAGTGTATTCTCCAGAATGTACATCAAATATATTAAAATTAGTTTGGTCTGTACAAAAAATAGTACCTCTATATATAATTGTATTACCGTCTTTTACTTTAAATGTATAAAATCTACCTTCCTTTAAACTAAAAAAACCAGTTATAGACATATAGCCGTTTGAATTGCTAACGGTAATTGCAATATTAGATGATACTCTAGTTGATTTATCCAAAAGCACAAAAGTTGCTGTATTTGGACTGCTTCTAGGTATAATCTTAAAAGTCTGACCACCTGTAGATGTAGAAAGTATAATCATATTATAAATAACAAATAATATTTAAATTGTTTATATAAAAAAAGGGAATGTTAGACACTCCCTCTTTTAAATTCAAGTAAATATTAATTATTATGAATTAGTACCTGCTGTTATTGTACTTATACCTGCGTTTGTAAGTGTAGTTACAATAGTTTCAGTTACTGCTGCTTTCTCTATAAAATTAGCTGGTACTTTTTCCATACCAGACAAAGTAAGTGTATAACCACTTAAATCTCCCATAGCAGCACCAGTTACTATTGTACCGCCAGAAACATCAGCACCATTTTCTAACCCCATTACAAAAACGTTTTTATTATAATCTTCAACTATAATGTGTGGTCTCCCATAAGACATAAGTTTTAATTCTTTATTATCTTCTTTTGTAAGTTTGTGAAGTGTTAAATTTAATGTCTGTTCAAAAAACGTAGTGCCATTTTCTCTTGAAGAAGTAATGTTTTGCTCAAAAGATGAGTTGCCTTTTACTTCATATTTTCTTACTGTCAAACTACTCCCTAGCGTATCAATCAAATCTGTATCTGTATTATTATAAGCAATTGTAGCAAAAGTTCCAAAGTCAGCAAAATAAACAGCTTTAATACCGCCAACCACATCTTTACATGGTTCTTTTCTACCTAGTGTTAAATTACATGCCATATTATTATTATTTTATATAAAAAAAGGTAGGTAAGACTATTCCAACCTACCCTTTTTATGTTAAACTATTATTATGCGTAAAGTACAATGTCTCCACCAATTCCATGCTGTACGCCAGCACTTCCTCTTAAGACAACTCTTACGTTTTGACTTCCATCAATGTCAGCCATATCAATTAACTTAACTTCTTGCCAGTCATTTAATAGACCAGTTCCAAAGAATAAGTTAGATGATTCAGCAGCAACCATTTTATTATCACCTAATCCAGGTGCTGTAAATAGTGGAATACCTTGAAAGTTCATTTCTGTTTTACCAACGTTGTAAAGCTCTCTATATCCTAAAGCCGCTTGTGCTTGTACATATAATTTAGCTGCACTTGATGGTATGTAAATATTAACATCTTCTTTACCATAAACTGCTGATGGAATAGCATCAACTATTTTTGATAGTTCTGCAATAATGTTACCTGAAGTTAATCCTCCACCTACTGCTGCAACGTCAACAACGTCTCCGTCTGCTGCAAGTAAAGCTTGGAATCCATTAAACTCACCTGCGTTTGCTGTTGCACCTTGCCAAATGTTTTGCTCAACTTTTTGAGCTACTTTAGCTGCAACCTGTGCAATTAAGAAATCAGAGAATTTTTTAGGAAGATTATCATATTGGCTAAAGCCCATAGATTGTGCATCCCAGTCTTGTCTGAAATCCTTTTTACATAGTTGTAAGTTTACTTGGAATTCTTCTGGTTGTAAGATTCTTTCTGTTAATGTTACATTTGAAGTTGGATTAAAGTCGCAAGAAGCATCCTTTAAGATGTCATTCATTGATAGCTTTTTAATCACTTCTTTAAATTTAATATTGGGTTTAATTGAAACCCCTCCTTGTGATAACGTTACACCACTTAGTAAAGCTGCTGCTATATATTCACCAGCAAATTCGCCTGCATAAGTAGTTGTTATCGAAGTTGTAGTCGCCATATCTTTTTCTTTTTATTTATTTAATTATTATAATTCTCCAACTGAAATTGATGAAGCTGCGTTACCATTTCCCCATAGGAAATAACTTGTGCCATCAGAATGTATCTCGATATAATCACCGACACTTTCTGCATCATCTTCAAATGTTACTCTATCTACCGCATCAGCTTCAACGATTGCTCCGTTTACCATTACTCCACCATTAATAGTATCTCTATTATCTGCTGGTGATTGTACTACAAAGTCTGTTGAAAATGCTGCTGATACAATAAATTTTGCTTTCCATCCTGCTGTAGGTGCAGGTAAGGTCATTGTATAACCTGTTCCAGAAATCTTAAATATCTTTCCAGAGTCTGATAGATTTAATGAAGCTGACGCTGAAACT